TTGCCAATCGTTTCCAGGGCATTATATATTGCTTCATCGGTTGCTTTTAATATAGCTTTGGTATTATCTGCTTTAATTTCAAAACTCATACTAGCCATAGCATTCACCTATCAATAAAAAAATTCGCCCAATAAGGATTCTCTTTATCAAAAAGTTCTTTTTGTTCCTTGGATAATTTCTTTGGATAATCTTGGAACATATTAAATTTCTTCTTTTTGTCAAAGCTAAAAATCCATTCGCCAATAACTTTATCACGATTATCAAGCCACCAAATCTTATCACCTGGATTTTCTTTGTACCATTTATCTTTCATGCCCACTTGCTCCCTTTTTCTGTTTATCCGGTGCCGTGTTTATGAATCCCATCATGTTCTTAAAATCAGCGTTATCCTTATATGTTTCCGCCTCTACCATCCAATAGCTTCCCTGGGTTGTTTTCCTACATCCAAAACGCTCATATAATGTATCGGCAACAGTATGCTTTTCTTTGTATTCCTTCCCTAAGAAAGTATATTCCTTGGTATATTCAAATGGTTGCCATCCATTGTTTTTGGATGCTTGTAATTCAAGATATTCAAGCCCCTTTTCCGTTTTCCTTATCATTGCGGCATGCCTACCGGTTACAAGCCTATATTCCTTGCCAATCTCTATGCCTTGGATTGCTTTTGCAACATCCCTTGCCTCTTTTTTTACAAACTGAAAATCAACATTACCAACTAACAGCTTTTCAATTGCCAATGAATTTCTTGAAAATAGTTTCCGGCTATCTCCATCCCTAAAATCAAGAACATCCAATTTGCAATACTTATTTGCAATATAGGCATATGATAATGATGCACATGAGCCTTCTGTTAAATCTCCACCGGCGATTCTCTCAATAATATCATTATCAGATGATTCCGCATCCAATACATCCGGCTTTCTGTACTCTATATTATAATATTTGTTTACATTTTCATCAATAAACTTTTTATAAGAATCCGATAAAATTTCCGGTTTCATAGATTCTTGGGCAACTTTAGATGCCGACTTTGGCACCATTTGTTTATGCTTATTCTTCCATTCCTGGTAACTCATGTTGCCAAGTTTGGATGTATTGCGGTTTGCCGGGTTGCTCCAATCTGTTTTGTACTTGTCGTATTCATGGGTTAATCTGCATCGGCAATTATAAACTTCCGCCGGTATTCCGCTTGCATCCCCTGGGTACATTAAGCCATTTGAAAATGGTCTATCAATCTCTTGCACTTCTCCATCCAAATCAACATGGCTATCTCTTGTTACATTATCAAGAGTAGATAACCAACCCTTTTTAACGCCAATGCCCCTTGCCGCCGCTCTTTTCATAGAATCAAGCCTACCGGCATTTTGTGCGCCGGTCATGGCGGTACGTGCATTTCTTATGGCGGCTCTTTCATCCATTCCGGTTACATTCTGAAGATTCTTGGCAATTTCCGGAATTGATTTGCCTTGCAAGATTCCTTGTGTAATGGCTGATTGAATATGCTGTTGATTCCATCTTAAATCTTTTGGAATGTCAACTTTAGGATTTGGCAATAGCTTTGGATTATCCTTAATAAGCCTCTCAACAGCCGCATGATTGTACAATGTAAATGATGTGTTAATCTTGGAATCCTTTTCGATGGAATATGTGCCATAGTTCATATTGAGCGCATATACATCCGGCAATGCTTGATTAACCATCTTCATTGCGATTTTATCGGTGTTGGTAAGGTCTTTTGCCAATGTATTGCGCATTGCTATATACCGCTTACCGGTTGCCATTTTGCGCAATCTCCACTCATTGTATTCCTTAACACTCATTCTACCACTTCTAACAGCTTGCTCCATCTTTGCATTCTGCTTTTCAAACTTGGCAAAATAAGCATCAACCTTTTGCCCCATTTCCTTTGATGCTTGGGCATATTCTTTATGGATTTTTGCTTCAAGTTCATTAAGCATCTTTTCGCTTTGCTTAAATCCATCATCCGTTTTCGCCATCGCTTAACCCTTTTTCCGCCAACAATTTCTTCTTATATTGCTCAATCAAAGTGATTATTAACTCTTTGGCTTGTGCCTTTTGTTCATCGGTCAATAAATCCAATTTTTCCTTAAGCTGATTAACAATATCTAAAATCTTTTCTGATTCTGTTTTGGGTGTTTCTTCAGCCGGCGTGGTTGTAGTTGCCGCCGGTTGTGCCTTGGCTGTTGTGGTTGCCGCCTTAGTTTTTCCACTACTCTTGGAAGAAGATTTGGATGTACTCTTAGCCGCCTTTGGTGCCTTTTGCTTGGCTTGCTTTGGCTGTTTCTCCTTCTTTTCCTTTGGTGCCTTAAGCATAGATGGGTCTTTGCGGATTTCATCAAGTTCCGCTTCATACTTTTGTTGAAATAATTCTCTAAGCCTCTTGCGCTCCGCCGTATTGCCTCTCTTAACCTTCTTAAGAGCCGCTTTTAATTCCGCTTGCAATTGCTCTTTTACTTCTTTTGCGGCTATCTTTCCGGCTTCGCTTAAATCGGCTATGGATGTTTTCTTTTTCCGCCCTTTAAGTTGCCTATGCTTCATGTAATATTCATGGGCTTTTTGTGGGTCGTAATACTTAGATTTATAAGCCATTATAAACCTCCTAACAATCCCTCTAATTCAGCAAGTGTATTATCAATATCGCCGCCCTCTTCGGCTTCTTCATCACCTAATAAATCCTCTTCTTCAAATTCATCTTCTCCGCCGCTCATTCGGCTCATGGATTCATCGGCAATTTGTTCCAAGATTTCATCCACTCTGTCAATATCGCCAAGAATAGTTAATAGCTTTTCTGTGATATATTCCTGGCTTAAATATTCGGCTCCGGATAAAAGGGCACTAATTTCTTCATTCTTATTTGCCATCTTAGAACGGCTAAATGTAACAGTATCTTCAATGCCAAGAACATCCAAAATGCCATTAACAAATTCATTAACGCAATATTCAAACATATCGCACTTCTCATTTAATGGCTCATAAGCCGCCTCAATCTGAGTGGCGGTTACTTGCCCGGCGGCAATCTGTGTTGTATCAAGAGCCATTGCATCTTTGTACATATCAGCTTCAAGCCTTGTTAAATATGCTTCTCTTGATTGGTAAGGTACATCAATGGTGTGCGCCTCTGCCTTTGCATTTCCGCTTGCATCATCACCAACAACAGCCGCTTTAACTACCTTCATCCTTTCCAGGAATTGCGCCAAATCAACATCATCCATTCCACCGGCATTTGTGATAGTCCAATAAATCATGCTTGCATCATCCAAATCATTTGCAAAACCGCTCTTGATTAAATCATATGCATCAATTTGGCTCCGGATGGTTACAAGTTCACTTTGATGCTCCGGATTTCCCCATAAAGAACAATCGGAAATGATGGATAATTTTGCCCTTCAAGAATCTCGGTGCCATCCACTTCAGATTTGCTCACAACTTCTTGGTATGGTCTTTTTTCCTTCAGCACAACCAAATCTTCATCTTTGCGCTTGATGTATTCCGTATATCCATCAAGTTCATAAAGAGTTGCCCTTAATGGCTTATTATCAGCAACTTGCCAATAACGGATGCCGGCTTTTAATGCTCCATCTTCTTCATCCCACAATGGCTTAAATTCTGTATATCTGAATACTTCAATATGGTCTAAATTGGCAAAGCCAAACGCCACACCGCCAACAAGTGCCGCTCTTCCGCACTTTTGCAATTGTATATCAAAATTTTCTCCGCCAAGCCGCTCTTTTGTGCCATCCTCTCCAAATGATGCACCATTGCCAAGCAAATATTGGTTTTCCTGGGTGATAAATCTTTTGAAGAAGGAAGATGCACACTTATGGTTTGCACTAAAGTTATCCGGCACCGCTTCTCCGGTAATGGTATAAAGTAATTTTTTATATTCCATTATCGTAGGATTTAATGTTTTCATATACATTTCAGCATCTTTAGCAATCTTGTATTCCGGTGTTGCCTTATGGTCGGCAATGGCTGAAATAATGAAATCTTTTCTTGCCTCTTCATTTTGCCCAAGTGCAACCAAATCGTTATAACTCTTCATGTTTCAACTCCTTTCATATTTCCAAATAAATCCTCCGGCGGTTTTTCTATGCCCTTTGCATGCCTCGGTTATATTACCTTTGTTTATATGCAATTCCTTTGTTGCCTCACTCATGTAATCCCATTTCCGGATAAACTCGCCATCTTTTGAATATTGATAAACCGGTTTGGCGCAATGGTGTTTTATACCTTGCTTAGATTCACTTATGTGCTTTTTATGCTCTTCCGTAAATGTAATCTTTTCTAATTTGTGATGTAATAATTGTTTTACTTCTTTTGAATGATGCTTGCCCATCATTCCCATTACATCACCGCCACATGTATAATTATATCCAAATTCCGGATTGTTAGAATTATATTTGCTCACCAATTCTTTTTCCCTTGCCATTGCATCTTCTTGGCTCAATCCGGATTCAATAATAATATGTTCAAAATTATCCCATCCATATCGCTCAATATCCGCTTTAAATGCCTTGTTATATACCTTGCCTTTTCTCCATCTATTATCTACATTTTGGCAAGTAATTCCGATGTAAACCTTACTATTAACTTTGTTTCTGTGCATATACAATGTAAAATTATCCATATTTAATACCTCCAAGATAATTATACAATGTAATAGGTTTTCATTCTAGTAGGTTTTCATTCTTTACCTCCCTTGTAAAATGGATTGATAATTATTTTCGTTTTTATTTATTAAAAGCCTGGCAAGGCTTGATGCACTATCCGGCGCATCATCATGTTCGGCATCCTCATTATAATCGCATATCTGATTTATATATTCTTCATCGGTGCCATCAACAAAAATCACATCATCCCAAATTTTGAGAAGATATGTTGTAATCTTAATGTGCTTGTTCATGCTTTCATGGTAAGTATAAGCCCTTAAGCCTTGTTTCTTCAAATCCCTTGCCGTAAATCCTTTATCGCCATTATCTTCTATTGGCATCTTACCGCACATGAAATGGGCATAATATCTCTTAATATCACTATAACAGTTTTCCACATGTTTATGCCACAATTTACCGAAAATATAATATTTTCCACCGGCTTTTCTCATGATGGTAAATGCTGTGTAATCTTCTCCGCCAAATGCCGCATCAATATGTGCCATACCTTGTTCAACCATTCCAGGATTACCGCCGGTCTTTGGCTCCGTAAATATAACATCCTCACTTGCCACAATCTTTAATTCATAATTGCAAGCAAACAATGATGGCAACATGCTTTTCTTAATCTTCTCTAATGCTTCATCAGATATTAAGCCGGTCACTTTGTAATCATATATGTGTATGTTATCCATCAAAGTGAATACATCATCTTTGTGCCACTTTGTTCCAAGGTTTATAATCCTTCCGCCTCGGTTCTTAATGTTCTGCAATTCCTGGTATTGAAGTTTTATAAAATCTCTTTCAGCCTTTGAAATTCTATCTTTTATATTGCATATATCATCAGAAATTACAATATCAGCATGTTTACCGGTCAATGATGATTTAATACCGATTCCAAGAAGTTGTGATGCACCGGAT